TACCGATGGATATTTACCGTAGTGATGAAGACGGAGAATATGAAGTAACATTCACAGAGCAAGTAATCGAAGACATCTTTGTTAAGTTCATGGCGAACATGAAAAATAACAATTTGTTCAATATTGAACATAACAGCGACGAGATTGCACCTGCTTACATTTTAGAGGCGTGGATTGTACAAAACCCAAAAGAAGATAAAGCATACAGCACGTATGGCATTGAAGTACCTAAAGGAACTCTAATGCTTACAGCACAAGTAACCGACAAAGACTTTTATCACAAGTTAGTCGAGAATGAGCAAACAGGTTTCTCTATTGAGGCAATGTTAGCCATGCAAATCCCAAAGGAATCATTAAACAAATATAGTATGAATTTACCAAATGGAAACTTCAACCTAAACGGTAAGACCTACTCAAGCAAAGACGGTGTCATTGTGGAGGTAGCTTTTGCAGAGGAAGAAGTTAAAGAAGAAGAAGTGGTAATGGAAGACGAAGTTGTGGTTGAGGAAAAGGAAGAAGAAATGGAAGAAGTAGTTGAAGAAGAAGTTGTTGAAGAAGTCAAAGAAGAAATGGCTATCGACCCAACAACAGACGCAGAAGCTATCCTTGCAATCGTTACTCCTTTAATCGACGAAAAAAACAACGAACTCTTACAGATTATCGCAGAACTTAAAAATGAATTAGCAGATTCTGTTGACGGTGCAACCGCAGAAGATGTTGAAGTAGAAATGACAGCGCACCAAAGATTTTCAAACGTAATAAAATTCTTAAAATCAAATGGCTAAAAAATTAAAATTCGACCTAACGGTTGACAGTACTGCCCTTTTACAGGCAAATCCTACCGAGTTCTACGCAAGAGTATTCGGAATGGAATCAGCATCTAGCAACTACCGAGTATTGCCAGGTGTTAAAAACAAAACAAAAATTGCAAACGTATTGTTTGCTCAAATCACTCAAGCTGCGGATTGTGACTTTACAGCGACAGACGCAACAGTTACAGCTTTGGAAGTTGACGTATGCGGATTGATGCTTAACGCTTCTGTTTGTCAATACGAACTAGAGCAGTCTTGGTTGGCTGACCAAATGTCAAAAGGTTCTAACTCTGATTTCACAGTAGCGTCTTTCATGACTTACTTCTGGGAGCAAATGGCAAACAAAGCACACGAAGAGTTTGCTAAATTGGTTTGGCAAGGTAACTCTGCTGGAGCAACAGGAACTTATTTAGATGAGTGTGACGGATGGTTGAAACGCCTTTGTGGTCTTGACCCAATCAGAGCAACAAACACTACTGTGACATCTTCTAACGTACTTGCTGAAATGGCTGAAGTATTAGGATTGTTACCTGCAGAGGTTGTTGGAAATATGGCAGATGTTCAATTCAAAGTATCGACTAACATCGCTAACGCATACCGAGTAGCTACTGCTTCTGCAAACACAGTAACAAACGTTACAAGTGCTTTGGCTTTGACTTACTTGGATATTCCAATCGTAGTTGAATACGGTCTACCTTCTAACACAATGATTTTGTCAAACAAAAACAACTTCATCTTAGCAACAGACTTGGAAGGGGACATCGACTCTTTACAGATCGTTGACTTCTCTAAAACTACACTTGACCGTCGTATCGGTGCAAGAGCGGACTACAAACTTGGTGCGTACATTACAAACAGTACACAAATCGTTTACTACGGAGCTTGTACAGCATCTTAATTATTCACATCGTAGAGGGGGTGTAAAATACCCCCTTTATTTAAACTAAAAAAAAATGGCTTGTACAACACTTGAAGACATTATAAAAGGATGTGATAACAATATCGGAGGAATAACTGCTATCTACATCAATGACCAAGACAATATCACTTCTGTAACGGAGAACACAACTACTTGGATGATAACGGCAGTATCTCAAACAGCAAGATTTCAAACATGGGAGTTCCGCAGAAATGTAGGGTCTTTTGTTGAAACTGATACTATTGATTTGGCTAACGGTTCATCTTACATTTCAGCAGTCATTAATTTGATGTTGCACAGAATGGAAGCGACTGTATCACGTCAGCTTAAAATCGCTGGTGAAGGTCAAAGAGATTTGGCAATTATCGTAAAGGATGCTAACGCAAACTATTGGTATTTCCCATACGCTCAATTAACTTCTGTTGAGGCTAACTCTGGAACTGCAAAAGCTGACGGAAGCAAATACACCGTAGCGTTCACAGCAGAGAATGAGTTCTTAGCAAAAGAGGTTGACTCTTCTATCATTGCATCATTGCTTGAGCCTGTATCATAGGACACACTTTTATACATCGAACCCTCACTTTATTAGTGGGGGTTTTTTGTTTAATAAACATTTTGCTACTTCAATACAAATTGAGTATGATATACATTACCAAAGGCATAGTTAATGATGTTTGTTTGACGCTTGACGAAAGCACAACCATCTCACAGCCTGTCTATCTTTTTAAGTTCACTTGGGAAACTGACCCTTTAGATGTACTTCCTTTGTATTGGATAGGCACGGACATTTCAAACTACACATACAGATATAATCTATTTGAACTTGACGAAGGCACGGACGTTACCTTTAGAATAGGTCAATACATCTACGAAGTGTACGAAGATGTACAAGGCTCAACACCTGTTGATGAAACAGGACTCGACAAAGTAGAAGAAGGTAGAATGATAGTGTATGGAGTTTCAACAACAATTTACGACTAATGGGATTATTAGGAAAATTTACAAAGGCAGAAGGAGTTACTGTTATGCCACAAACAGATAGAGAAGGTTATCAATCTTTCTCAACGCCATTCTTAAAAGTTGGCACGGGTAATCTTTCGTTGCCTACGGTGTGGTCAAGATACCTTCGCAATGGGTTTATTCCATTTGGTGATGACAATTTATATCCACAGCTTCTAAACCAAATGTATTATACGAGTCCTTTGCACGGCTCAATAGTAGATTTCAAAGTACAAGCAAGTATAGGTGGTGGTTATGACATAGACTTCTCTAAACTTACAGCAGTTGAAAAGGTGAGATTCTATACTATTTCACAATGGTTGAACTTAGATAAGATGGTCAACACGGTTGCAAGTGAGTTGGTTGTACATGATCGGGTTTACTTCTTTGTCAAGTTGGTAAAAGGTGAGGTTAAAGGCTTAGAATTTGTGGGTTCTGAAAAGATTCGTACCAATGCAGACAAATCAGTCTACTTTTATAGCGAAGATTATCTCAATTCGACAAAGGCAATCGAGTACAAACCTTATTCAAAGGACTGTAAAGACGGTAAATATATCCTATGCTTTGAAAATTGCAAGGCTGGACAGGACATTTATCCTATTCCACGTTATTCAAGTGCGTTAAACTTTGCTTTTTTATCGGGTGAATTATCGTATTTGGCAAAAGCCAACATTCAAAACAGTGTATTTCCTTCGTTTGCAATGATGTTTCCTAAGAAGCCACAAAGCCGTGAAGAGATGGATGAGATACAAGGAACGGTTAACAAGCTAAAGGGCGCAGAAAATGCGGGGAAAGCGGTTGGATTCTTCGCGAATGGTAAAGAGAATCTACCTGAACTTGTAAGCGTACCGACAAATCAAAACGATAAACTATTTATTGAGGCTTCTGCACTTAACACAGAACAGATTTGTTTTGCTCATACCATTGACCCGATACTAATGGGAGTGCGTACTTCGGGAAGTTTAGGTAACGGTTCAGACATTAAGCAATCGTACATCATATTTGAAAAGAATGTCATCATTCCTTTACGTGGTCGTATAATGGAAATCTTCAACGACATCTTTAAGTTGTGTGGAATAGATGTAAAAATCGAAATACGGAATTATCAAATTATAAATGATGCTATTGTAGAGGTTGAAAAGAATGAAACTGTAATAGCGTTAACGGCTTTACCTGACCAGATACGTGCTTTAGTTTTAGCGAACATGACACCTGACGAAATACGCTCTTTGGCTAACCTTAAATCGAATTTAATATGATTTACTTCGTAACAGAAAACTACATAAAAACAATTACGGCTATCACAAAGAACGTAGACACTACGGATGTTATGCCTTTTGTCGCTACTCAATCTGACATGAGAATACAACCTATCTTAGGAACGTATTTTTATGACTATCTTTTAGCAGCTTACAACGCACAGACTTTAACCGCAGATGAAACGGACTTAGTTGAAAAGATTCAACCTGCGATAGCGTGGAGAAGTGCAGAGGACTGCGCTATTACTTTGTCGTATCAGTTGAAAAACAAAGGCGTACAACAGCAGTACGGTGATTATTCACAGGCAGTAAGTCAAGGTGAAGTAGCTTTCATTTCTGACCACTACGGACAAAAGGCTAAATTCTATGAGAATAGATTGTCATGGTGGTTAATCGAAAACAAGTTATTGTTTGCTGAATTTATAAGCGCACTAAACACAGACAGCGACTTAAAGCCTATTACTGACTGTGACGACGATTCTAATACCTATGGAAACACTATGATAGTATTCTGATATGGCTACTATCGACCTCAAAATATCGGGTATTGCTCAAATTAGAAGCGAGTTAAAAGCCTTAAAAGGTGAGTTAGCAAATGCTACTGACCCTCAACAAATGGCTAAACTTGCTGAACAAGCAGGTGTACTATCTGACCAACTAAAGGACGCAAACGAACAAGTAGCTGTATTTGCTTCTGGGTCTAAGTTTGAACAAACATCCAATGCCCTTGGTTTGATGGGTAGCCAAATACGTTCGTTAGACTTTGAAGGTGCTGCAACGTCGGCTAAACTATTTGCGAGTTCAATGGGTTCTATTAAACCTGCTGAATTTGCAAACCAACTTAAATCACTCGGTAGCATCATTGGGAGCGTTGGTAAGGCGTTCATTTCGTTTGGTGCAAGTCTACTTGTCAATCCTATATTTTTAATCGCTGCTGCCGTTGTTGCTATTGTAGCTGCAATAGGTTTGCTTTTAAATGAGTTAGGATTCTTACAACCTATTTTAGATGCTATTGGGTGGGCTTTTGGTTTTGTCAAAGATGCAATCATGGCAACCGTACAAGCCATCAAAGATTTATTGGATGCTTTAGGAATTACTAACTACAAAGCGGAAGAGTTTGCGGATGGCATGGTTGACGCTTGGGATAAGGTAGGGAAGAAAGCGGAAGAGATAAGCGCAAGACGAACGGATGAACTCGACAAAGAAATAAGACTCGCAAAGATAGCAGGTAAGTCTACTGTTGAAATGGAGTTAGAAAAGCAACGTGTTATCAAAGGCACGATGCAAGTATTAGCCAAATCACTTGAAGCAAAATTAGCGGATGCAAAGGAGCGTGAAACTTTAGACGAAGAAGAAATCAAAGCACTCGAAAAGAAGTTAGGCGAAACAAAGAAAACCATATCGGATTCTACCTTTGAAATCAAAGCCATTAAAGCACAAGAAGCGGCAGATGAAAAGAAACGATTAGCAGACGACAGAAAAGAAGCACAT